ATGGCACAGTTCGTAAATGGTGGTGCTGTCCAATTAAGGTATAATGGTACTATCAGAATCCAAACAACAAATTCAGGAGCAGATGTTACTGGTACATTAGTTACTGATGCATTGACAGTTGGTAATTATAATATGCCATCCACTATAGGAGCACAGGATACGGTTCTAAAAAGTGATGGAACAAATGTAGTATTTGGTAGTGCTGCAAGTGTTACATTTACCGAAGAAACATTTACTGCTACACAAGGTCAAACGGTTTTCACTGCCTCATCAAGTCTACCAACATATATTCAAGTTTTTATTAATGGAGTAAAAATTAGACCGACTACAGACTTTAGTAAATCTGGTGCTTCAGTAACTTTAGTTTCTGCTGCAACTTTAGGAGATGAAATAGATATAGTTAGGTTTGACTAATAAATAAAGAAAACTGTGTATAAATATGGCATCGCCTAGCACGAGGGCAGGTTTAGTTGAATATGGAAAAAGACAACTAGGTTTTCCTGTATTAGAAATCAATATTGCAGATGAGCAGATAGAAGATCTGATAGACGATACTATTCAGGTATATCAAGATCGTCATTACGATGGTGTCGAATTGATGTATATGAAATATAAAATAACTCAAGGTTTTATTGATGCTGTAAAAGCAGGAGGAGATGTAGATTCTGTTGGTTTGACCACTACAACTACATCAGCAAGTGTTACAGGAATTGGGACAACTACTTTTACACTTGAAGAAACTCAAAATTTTATTCAGATACCAGATGCAGTAATAGGAATTGAAAAAGTTTTTAAATTAGATAATAGGGCAATTAGCACAAACATGTTTAATGTTAATTACCAACTATTTTTAAATGAAATTTATTATTTTAGTTCTATGGAACTTCTTAGTTACACAATGACTAAAAGATACTTGGAAGATTTGGATTTTATATTACACCCTGATAAACAAATAAGATTTAATAGAAGACAAAGTAGATTATATATTGATACTGACTCTTCAAGCATGAGACCAGATGATTACTTAATAATTCAGTGCTACAGAGTTTTAGATCCTGATACATTTACTAAAGTTTATAATGATCCATTTGTAAAAAAATATTTTACAGCGTTGATGAAAAAACAATGGGGTATAAATCTTACAAAATTTAGGGGTGTAAAATTACCAGGTGGAGTTGAATTAAATGGTAGAGAAATATATGAAGATGGTGTCAGAGAGATACAAGCTTTAGAAGAAAAAATGCAAACATACTATGAGATACCGCCTTTAGATTTTGTTGGATAATGCTCAATAATTTTTTAACTCAGGGTGTAAAGAGTGAACAGAATCTTATTCAAGATCTGGTGGATGAGCATATCAGAATGCATGGTATTGAATTTACTTACATGCCGAGGAAATTCACTAATACTAAATCCATCATGCGTGAAACTAATGTGTCTGATTTCACGATGTCATTCCCTTTGGAGGGTTACATAGAAAATTATAATGGTTACGCTGCTGATCATAATTTATTAACAAAGTTTGGTGTAAAGTCTACAGCATCACTTGATATAGTAATATCACAAAGAAGATATGAAGAATACATAACACCATTACTCGCTAGTGACGAAACTGGATTATCTAAAGCACCCACTAGACCATTAGAGGGTGATTTAATATATTTTCCATTGGGTGATACTTTATTTGAAATAAAATATGTAGAGCATGAAAGTCAATTCTTTCAATTGCAAGAAAATTACATATATGTTTTGAAATGTGAAGTGTTTGAATATGGTGATGAAAAAATTGCAACTGGTATAGATGCAATTGATGATGATTTTGAAACAATAGGATATAACGCAACCCTTACCATGACAGGAATTGGTACAACAGCGACTGCATTTACAAGTCTAGTCAATGGAGGCGTACATAAAATTGATGTTATAAATGAAGGAGTTGGATATACTACTACACCTGATATAAGAATTTCTCCTCCAAAACATCTAGTCGGAAGAAAAGCATCTGCTTTTGGAATCATGACGACAAATTCAGGTGGCACACAATCATTACAAGAGATAAGAATAAGTGATCCTGGTTTTGGTTATACTAGTATACCGAAGGTCTTTATAACATCATCTGATGGAGAAGGATCTGGTGCTGAAGCAATTGCTGGAATAGGAACAACTGGATCAGTGGGAATCGTCACTATATCATTAGTGGGACAAGATTATGTGACACCACCATTAGTAACTATTTCAGACCCACCTGCTGGTGGAGTCACTGCTATTGCAACTGCCGTTTTAGATGGTTCTGGTTCATTATCAGCGATTAGATTATTAAATGCAGGTTATGGTTATACAGCAACTCCATCAGTCGTTGTATCTGCTGCTGGAACAATAGGTATAGGTACATATTATTTTGGAACGAATGTAACTGGTTCCCTCAGTAAAACATCTGCTTACGTTACTCAGTGGGATGCTTCTACAAGAATTTTGAAAGTAAAAGATCTTACTGGTAAATTTACTCCTAATGAAATACTTGTTGGATATGCAAGAGCAACGACTGACACTAACGCATATAGGATAAATACTATTAACTACGATGATGACACTGCAACATATGATCAAAATGTTGACTTTCAATCTTCTGGTGATTCAATATTAGATTTTACAGAACAGAATCCCTTTGGTGAATTATGATAGGCAATTATTTTTACAACGAAACTATTAGAAAGACTGTAATTGCTTTCGGAACTCTTTTCAACAACATTTATATTAAAAAAACAGATGATGCTACAGGCAATACTCTTAAGACTATAAAAGTTCCTATTGCATACGGTCCTATGCAAAAGTTTTTAGCGAGAATAGAGCAACAACCAGACTTAGAAAAAAATAATTTTACACTTCCTAGACTTTCATTTGAAATCACATCCTACGCATATGATCCTTCAAGAAAAGCAGCACCAATTACTAAGTTTATATTAAAAGAAAATTCTGATAAAAGTAAAATAAAAAAAGTGTTTATGCCTGTGCCTTATGACATAGGATTCAGATTAAGTTTTGCAGCAAAATTGCAAGATGATGTTCTTCAAATTTTAGAACAAATACTTCCATTTTTTCAACCTCATTACAGTGTGACAATGAATATACTTCAAGGTCACGAGGAGAAAAAAGATATTCCATTTACATTGACAAACATTTCATTTAAAGATGAGTATGAAGGTGATTTTGGTGAAAGAAGGGCAATAACTTATGAATTAGATTTTTTAGCAAAAACATACTTCTACAATGAAATTCCTACTGATGAAAGTGGAGGTATTATTAAACGTGTTCAAATAGATTATGCTACAAATATTAAGGCACCAAGAGAAGTAAGATATGTTATTACACCACAAGCAACCAAGGATTACAACGATGATAATACTACCTCTTTGTCTGGAAATATCAATACACGTCAAACTCTTCTTAAAGTAGTTAACGCTGCCTTAATTGAAAAATTTGAATATATAAGAGTAAATCAAGAGACTATGAGAGTAGAGTCAATTGATGGTAACAACGTTATCGTAGAAAGAGGTGCTTTTGGAACAACTATTCAAGAACACTTCACTGGTGATCAATTAGATTTGATTAATGCTGCTGATAACGCTGCTATTGAAATAGGAGATGATTTTGGATTTGATTCTGACATATCATTCTTCCAAGATTATAAAGAATTTAGTCCATCTCAAGGAACAGATGTTTAATTATGAATCAAGAAAGTATTGATAGAGCACTTAATGTAAAAGCAAAAATTGTAAAGGAGACTCCTAAAAAAATTAAGGATACTCCTCAAGACGATTTTGAATATTCTCGTGGTCAATTATATAATCTTGTAGAAAAAGGTCAAGAAGCAATTGATGGAATTATGGATGTATGTCAAGATTCTCAACATCCAAGAGCATATGAAGTTGCAGGTCAATTAATAAAAAGTGTAGGAGATGTTACAGATAAACTTCTTGATTTACAAAAGAAAATGAAGGACATTGAAAAACCTCAAAAGTCAGGTCCTAACACGGTTAATAATGCATTATTTGTAGGTAGCACATCAGAATTACAAAAAATTTTAAAGAAAGGAATTCTAAATAATGATGCGGAGGAAAAATGAAAACCTGTAAATCTGGTTACTACTATTGTAACACAGACAAAAAATGTAAAAAAATTCCCCGTGGTTATCATGTTGGAATGAGAGGTTATCTTTACCCAGATAAAGATGATGATTCAAAATCTAATGGAAAGAAAAATGGTAATGGCAACGGTAATGGTAATGGAAATGGTAATGGAAATGGTGGAAACGGTGGAAATGGTGGCGGGATGAGCGAAGAACTTAACAAAAATGATAGACCCTTTGTTAAAAAATTAGTCGGAAAACTCAGAAAGGGTTCCAAAACACATGCAAAACAAGCGGATGATTTGGAGAAGGCAATGAACGAGGTGACTATGACTACTGCTCAGAAAAGAAAAGACACCATGTTGAAGAAAAAATATGATGATTCAGGCATGAAAAAAAATATGCAAAAGCAGTATGGAAAAGAAGAGGGAAAGAAAGTATATTTCGCCACAATTCGCAAACAAGCAATGGAAGGATCATTACATAAATGGTTTTCTGGATCAAAATCCAAAGATGGAAAAGGTGGTTGGGTTAATGTAGTGACTGGAGGTACATGTGCGAGTGATAAACCTGGTGAAGGGACACCTAAATGTGTGTCTTCATCAAAGAGAGCAAGTATGACAAAAGCGGAAAGATTGTCTGCTGCTCGTAGGAAAAAGAAAGCAGATCCTGGTCAACAATCAAAAACTGGTGCTGCAAAACCTACATATGTTAGAACCGATAGTCCTCGTAAAAAGAAAATGAAAGAAGAAACTTTACTTGAAAAAGACATTAAAGGCAAAGGTAGTGGAACTAAAGATGCATGCTATCATAAAGTTAAATCACGCTACTCAGTATGGCCAAGTGCTTATGCCTCTGGTGCTCTTGTAAAGTGTCGCAAAGTTGGTGCAGCGAATTGGGGTAATTCCTCTAAAAAAGAAGAATACGAATTTAAAAAATTTACGGAGTTCCAAAATGAAGTCGCAGCATGGCAAAGAAAAGCAGGTAAAAACAAATCGGGAGGACTTAATGAAAAAGGCAGAAAAAGTTACGAACGGGAAAATCCTGGATCTGACCTTAAAGCACCTAGCAAGAAGGTTGGAAACCCCCGTAGGAAATCATTCTGCTCTAGAATGAAAGGGATGAAAAAGAAATTAACAAGTGCTAAAACTGCAAGTGATCCAAATTCAAGGATTAATAAAGCACTTAGAAAGTGGAATTGCTGATGAATGTTAATTCAAAAGCATTAATAAAAATAGTGGTGCCAGTTGCCATAATGGTTCAACTCACCGCTATTATTTTTTTATTAAGTAA